ATATCAATAGTTCCATCTATCAAATGTGTAAATCTAGAAACTCCATCTACTATTTCATATTGTATAGCATCTGTATCTCCAAATACAGCTGCTGCGACTGCTTTGCAAATATCAACATCAAATCCTTCCCATACTACACCAGTTTCAGAATCATATACTTCTTCGGAGAAGCCAGGAAAATCATCGTTAGTTCCACAAATAATATATCCTCTTTTTATTACTCTATCAAATGTAGTTCCGTATGTTGGATAGTATTCTGGTGATGGTTCATCCTTCTTATTCATCACCATCTGTTTGACTTTTTCTATTTCAGTCAAAGTCATTCCACTATGATCCATCATCGGATGCGCAGACTTTTCTTTACCCATTGCAGAATTGTCTATGACCATCATCCAAAATATCCACACCAGACATACAATAAGTTTTCCAGCCGGTGTCATTTCAAAGTCCTGTAAACTGCCATCAGTTCTTCATCTGATGGATTTGTCGCTGAAGAATATCTCTTATGTCCCACTCTCATGAATGCTTTGATATCGGAAAAACTTGGATATATTGATTGTAAATTATGAAGTAGGTGGTCAGGGTCTAAATGACAAGATGCACATGCATTATCTCTTGCGAATACTCTTGTAGACCTTTTATATCTTTCACTTTGAACCAATACAGCAGAAAGGTCTTTCTCCATATATGTTATTCTATTATCCATGTCTGGCATGAGTAGAAAAATTAGATATACGAGAAGTGCAATGATGACGTAGATAAAAGATTTACTGGCAACTATCTGGTCTTTGTTCGCAAGTTCTATTTGCTGAACTTCTTCAACCTTTTTATCTATCTCTTCAATGTCGTGTTGAAGTATTTTTTGGTCTTTTCCGTTTGCTTGTGTTTTTTCTTGTTGTGCCATAATCTATTTCCTCCCCGCTTCATTCAACTTTTTAGTAATTTGTTGTTGGAACCACTTCAGTACAATAGGAATACTTACATTAGATGTAAGTCCAAACAAAAACCCGATGGGAAAACGATATTGAATATACTCTTGAAGTTGAGGAACATTTGTGAATACTATGGTAATCAACAAATATCCTGTAAGCGACATACCAATGTTAATTACCAGATCAAGTCCAACTAACCAACCATGCCCTTCGTATTTTTCTTTATTGTCTATTCTATAATTGAATAGAAAAATCCAAAATGATGAAAATGTAATAACTGCATACATCCACAAATCGGTAATATTAAATAAATCAACCATTTTCTTTTGTCTCTTTCTTTACCAACTTCAGTAAGTCAGCAGTACTGCCAACAAATAATGCATTAGTAATATTTTGAGCTTGGGTGACTTCCTGTCTATCTCCAGCATTTTCTAGTTTTTGTTTTTTTTGATGCAAATCCATTAATGTTTCTTGTGAATCGGTCATATTTTTGAGTAATTGACCGAACACTTCAAAGGCTCTAGGAGATTCTTCTGCTTTAGCAATTTCCAGAAGTTCTTCCATTGCATCTCTGCCTTTTTCAATTATGTCATAAAGATTTTCACGAGCATATTGAAAGTCATTATCTTTAGTATCATCACCATTTATAACAACAGGCACGTTATTATCTATAACTTGAACATTCATATCATTTTTGGGGGATTCTTCCCTTAGCTCAAGATGTTTTTCAATCCTTTGCTCCACTAATTTTTCAGTTTTCATTAACTATCTGTTCCAGCTACTGGATCATGTGTTTTTCCTTGAGGGAAAAATTCAAAGGTTTCACTAAATCCAAAGTCTTCATCTGTGATTGCGGTTGTATCTTCTGGAGCTACTGTAACTCTTGCCACAGTTGCACCAGCAGTAGAAGCTTCTTCTGATGCTTCCGTCAACAAACGTATTCTAGTGGAATCGTCAAATTCGTGACCATCCAATATCATAAAATTCTTACTATAAACTGTACTATCTTCTGACACAATATATATCGGTTCCGCTGCAGCGGCTTCTGACATAAGATGAGTATCTACTACAGAAGATGTAATAATCTTTGCGTTGTCTACTACATTCGGATATAGAAAACCTTTCATAGAAAAGCTAAGTGTCCAGATGATAGAACGTCTTGTTGCAAAGTCACCTTCATATGTATCTTCACTAGAAACACTAGAAAGAACTAACGGAATATCCATTTTTACATCCATACCAGAAACGAGTTCCATTGTTATTGTGAACTCTGGTGTGAAAAATGGAAGCACTTGTTCTAGTATTTGTGTTCCATCCTCTGCATTTTTGACAAAGATGTAAAGAGAAAAATCATAATTATAAGGAACAGGATTGTATTGTTTTTTGAGTCCGGTAGTTCCAGCTTTAACATTTCGCCCAAGTGTATTGAGTTTCCTCGCACCATCATACGTCATAGATGTCAACTCAAATCCCATTCTTGGAACTGTGAGAGCAACAGCTGAATTGAGGCTTGGGTCAGAAGAAATCCGTGCTAACATCTTATCCTTCGGTCCGTAAGACAAAGGAATTTTCAGCACTTCAGTTACAGCATCAGAACTATTCGTTCTACGAACTTCTATGTTATTGAATAGAGTTCCAAATGCAACCACCATCTTTCTAGAAGTTTGATGGTAAAAATAAGTTCCAAACATTACGGATTCTCTCCAAACGGATTACTTTCAGAAAAATCAAATATCGAATCAGCATCAATTTCAAATTGTTTGTTACTTGATGTCTTATCAGTTGTTCCATCATCCACCGACTGTAACGTAGTAGAAGTTTCATCTGTTGATTGCTGAACGTTGTATGTTCCAGTTGCTGTACTTGTTGCACCTGTCAGTATTTCAGATAGAGTAAATGAACCATTCATATTGATAAGATACAGATAACTTGTTACAGCATCCCATCGTGCAACTTCTCCTGTTATAGCAGATGTTGCTCCTGTAACAGTTTCACCGACTGTGAAAGTTCCCGATACACTAGATAATTCAAATGTGCGAACAAAAGATTGTTGTCTTTCCACTACATCTATGTCGTCAACTCCTGTATCCAATGCTTCATCAGAGTATGTAAAGAGTTCACAAGTAAGGTCAAATGTAGGTAACGCACCAGTTTGATAGAATGGTGTTTCGTGTTCAACAAAAGTTATCTGAAAAAGTTTATTGGTAAGTGGAAAGTGAATCAAATCTCCCTCTTTTGGGCGAGTTCCTATATCCAATCCTTCCCAAGCTCTTCGTGCTAAAGAGAAAACAATCTGGTCTCTAATCTCAAGACCAAACTTTGAAATCAGATCACCTTCTCCCTCAAAACCGTCAACAGATTTGACATACATCTCTATCGAATGAGCATCTTTGAATTCCGAGATAGAATCTTCACCAAGTATAGTATCTTCGTTTATCAGTGTTCTAGGAATGTAAGAAACATCATGGCCATATACTTGTATAGATTCTGTAACAAGTGAATGTAAAAGTTCCTGTTCATTCTTCGCATCAAAATTACGAAAATATGAATTAGTAGCCATTCGTTATCCTACATAAAAATTAAGAGGTAACTCATATTTGAGTGATAATTCTTCTTCTAGTTTTTCTAGTTCACTATTCCCATCATCATAGATTTGTCTTCCATTCAATGTTACTCCGCCTGGTAATTGAATACCATCATATTTCATCAAATTCTGACCCCATTGTTTTTTGAACAAAGAGGTTGTATATTTTTTGAGAAAAATGTCATTAAAGATTTCCGTATATTCACTTCCATCTATTTTTTTCAGAACCATTACAACAACAGCATCTCCAATTTCGACTGCTGTATCCCAATCCATATCAATAAAAAGTTTATTTGTCAATCTATTAAAACGAATTTGTCGTGATTCAGCACCAGAAAATACCTGTGTTAGTAGAGAAAGATTCTGTCTACCCTGAACATACTCACTTATACCACCTCCTTGTTTGAGCAAGCCTGGTAGTTCATTTAAACGAAATTGATATTCAAAAGAAAACATATCATTTGATGACAATCCTTTACTTACTGGAAGAACATCTTGAACACCTATGATTGTATTGTCTACAGTCAGTGCTTTAGTATCAATGTTTCCGAATACAACAGCAGTTGCTTGTGTTCCATGAACTGTTCCAGTTGCTCCAGAAGTATCTCCTGTAACTGTTTCTCCTGAAACAAATGTATTAGCGGTTGTGTTAGCTGCACGAATACCGTTACCATCTTTGTGTGTTTTAAATGTTAGTACCGTTGAACTTGTTCTTTCGTGGACGATTGCTGTTGCATTGGATGAACCACCAGTAATTGTTTCTTCTGCTACAAATGTTCCTGTTGCTGAAGATGCGAAAGTAAGTGTACTTGGTGCTACTAGTTCAACTAAATACGCTTTTTCTGTTCCATCAAAATGATACTCTTGGAACATTTGAACGGACTCCGCAATCATGTCACTCATTTGTTCATCTGCAAGGTTTATATCGACAACTGGTTTGCCAAGTTTCCTGAGACAATATTCTTGTAATTCTGTTGTTGATGCTGGTGATGTTGCTGACATATTTTTTATCCGTTGTTAATTTCAGCAGAAGCTTCTACTGTGATAAGTCCTTCTACGAGTCGTTCTTTGATAGTTCCTCCACTCTGAGTAAAGGTTAAACTGTAGAAGTATTTTCCTTCAGTGAGTGCTGCTGTTTGCGTTGCCGTCAATGAAAAGGTACAGTTCGTACCAGAAACAGAAGTTGTAAATGCTTGGAGAGTATTTGCGTAAGCGAAATTCTTTATTATTCCACCCGCAACCGTACCAGAGGAGATGGTCACGGCAGTAGAAGACGAACTTTCTGCGCCTATCGTCTTTTCAAAGGTAGCGCCTTGGTCTATAATGTAGTTCTGTGACTTCTTTTTTAGTGTCAACGCCATATTTTTATCCGTTTTGAAAAACTATTTTGATATATGTGAGTCAGAGCAAAGCATAAACTTTGGTCTGTTAGTATTTATCATCACACACATTTATAACAAGACGGATTTGGTCGTTACAGTATCTTTGTCTTTTCGTGTCCTATTCGGAGATTAGGGTCAACCCATACATCAAATCCTGCTTCTTTGACTCTCAAACAGAATTCTACGTCATCCCACACGAAATCTTCCCATCCGTATTGTGGCCACTCTTGTTTTCGTGGGTAGAAGTAAGGATATTTCATTTTCTCTATAACACCATACTTGACTAACATCCAACCCATACCAGTATAATCTGCTTTGAAGAGTTTTCCCTCTTTCTTATCTATGTTCTTCTGTAATAGAAAGGGATATCTCATCCATTGCTCAAAGAACTCTTCATCCATCGTTTCAACAGTTGCATAGTTCGTATTATCTGACATCTTGTAAATACCAGATACTATGTCTCTATCGTGTTCTATGAGTTTGAAGAAATCCTCTGGTTCAAATACCATATCGGAATCAATCCACATAAGATAGTCATAATCTTTCTTACCACCAAATGGTTTTTGGTCTACTCCCAAATGCATCGACACACCAAGACACATAGTTCTTGCGTGGTAGATGTTACAGACGTAGTGCTGTGAGAGTTCGTAGGAAATGTCGTGTTTGGGAAGTTCACCGAGGAGTTTAGTCCAACATTGTAAAAATCTGCCGGAGTAAGATGCTCCTGGCAGACAGAATATAATTTTCATAATTTTTCACTTGGTTAATAATGTTTGTTTTTATTACGCGTTTTCTAGTGTTTCAATTCTTGCTATTGCTTCTTGTAATGCTGACACTAATAATGGTACAAGTTTGCCTTGATCTATCCCCTGCATATGTGGAACACTTGCTGTTTTAACATCACCAATACTTTTACCATCTGGCAATCCATCTCCTTCTACATAAAGGACATCTTCAGTCATAGCATCTTTTTCTCCCGAAACTGCTTCTGGTACTACCTCTTGTGCTTCATGTGCTAAAAATCCATCAACTGTTTTATCTGCATCAGCTTTAAAATTAAAACGGGATGGTTTGAGTGCTTTCAGTCTGTCCA